ATAGTCAGTCATTCCCCCTTCTCCAAAACTGGCGTTTCATCAAGCAAAATATCCTTGCCCTCTCTCATCAAAAGGTCAGGTATCTCTGTCGTCATTGTCAGATGATTGCGTTGGGCTTCGGGAGAACTGCAAAATTTAAACAATTTCTCCATCCAATATTCTAACATCGCAATACGTCTCGACATTCGTTTACGGTTCCAAAGATAGGTATCACACTCGAATTTCATTTGATGTTCTAGTTCCTCAATCCGTTTTGCTTGCGCCTCTAATGCGTCGGAGGCTTCATTGCAAAAGCTCTCAGGCCAATCTGTATTGCAACAGCATTCGCTGGCTGACTTAGAGGCACAAGTGCAGTTTAACTTTTTGCCGCGCAATCGCTTCACAAGGTCTGAATAGTCAGTCACGTCAATCTCCATTACATTTGTGTTTGAGCACCATACAAAGCTAGTAACGCCGCCTCTGCCCTGCCGTGATCTTTCTTGCGGCGAAAATGTTCGCTCTTAGGCCATTGGCTAATAGCCAGCGCCCTTGCAGACTCTTTATCCGCCGAAAGGCCAAAATGCCTCTTCCACTTACCGGGGGACACATCAACTCTTCTGATGCCTGCCGCTCCGATAACGCCTTTTGCGACGCCATATGCCATACCAAAATTGAAGACCGAACTAACGCCTTGCTTCGGCATCGCGTGGACGCTTTCGACAACTGCCATATCCGGCGCGTGATGCTTAATGAGCTCAAACAATGCCGTCGCATTTATTTCTTTTCCTATAATCGGCACGTCATACGCCGCAATGAGGTGGATGTCGTTTGTGTAGTAAAACGCCACGGCTCCTGACGCGCCAGGATCAACGCCCATTATGCATTTGTATGTCATTCTTTTTCCTTTGGCCTGATGGCGGTTTTTAACTCATTTGAAATATCATCAAGCATAGAAGCAAATTTAATTATATGCTCTTCATATTCGTCGCTGACGTATCCGTCACTGTCTTGGCGACAGGCGTCAATAAGGAGTTCGTGAATAGCTTTTTTTATGTCTACGTGGACGTGATAGCCGTCCTCTGCAAACTCAGATAAATAGATCGTTAATTTCTCAGGATGTTCTGCTATTTCCCAAAACCCTACAGTGAGGTCTTCCTCTAATGCTATCTGAAGAACGTCGCTTGATATTTCTCTGACGCGGTCTTCCGTTTTTCCAATTGCTTTTTCTATATTATCCCTGGCTTTTTGGATTGTTTGTTCCATCATTGTTTCAAAATCATCAAAAGCATCTTCAATTTTTTTATCTATAGAAAAAAGATCCCAATGAGATAAATCGACCTTTCCTTCAAATGTAAGACCCTTATTTCCATCGCGCTTATTCATATCAATTTCCCCTTAGTGCATATTTTGACGCTCAAGCTGCCCTCCCGGATTTTTTTTGTCAAGTGGGTTGACGGGGCGGTTTTGTGTAGTCAGGGTGACACAAATCAAAATTGAGATTGGATATTATGAAAAACCCGTTTGAAATCCACGGCATACCGCACCTGTCCCCGTCAACATGCAACACATACGTTGGAAGCCCCGCCTCCTTTGTCCTTGAGAAATGCTTGAAGCAACGAGGCCAGGTAGGCTGCGCCGCATTCAGGGGGACCGCGGTAGAGGCCGGAATTGCTCACGGCTTAGAGACAGGAGCCTTAGACGATGAATGCATCCGCGTCGCAAATGAAAAGTTTTATGAGCTTTCTGCGATCTCCCAGGACCCGCAAAAAGAAAAAGAGCGTGCAGCTGTTGCAGATATGGTCCGCGTCGGCCTCAAAGAGCTTAGACCTTATGGGCATCCGACTGGCGCGCAAGGAAAGATTGAGTATCGGTTTGAGGGTCTCCTCGTCCCATTCATTGGTTACTTTGATTTTGAATGGCAAAATCACAAGATTATCGTAGACCTTAAAACGACACACGCCATCCCGTCTAAGATAAAGACGAACCACGCGCGACAAGTGGCGCTATACACTGCCGCAAAGGGTAACGACCTTGATCCGCGTTTGGCTTACGTAAGCACTAAAAAGAGCGCCGTTTATCGCTTGGAGAATGTTGAGGAGCACGTCGCGACGTTAGGCAGAATAGGGCTTGCAATTCAAAAATTTTTATCTATCAGTGACGATCCGATGGAACTTGCCGCGCTTGTTGTTCCTGATGTTGACAGCTTTTATTTTAATGATCCCTTTGCGCGTCAGGCAGTCTTTGACATCTGGAAAATGTGAGAGCTTCGTCCATTAAGGACAAGAGCAAGCGGCGGGCTAGATCGTCGCATAATGGAGAATAGTTATGGCATTAGGCATTAATTACGAGAGCGCTGGCGGTGGTGATTTCCTTCCTATCGTTAAGTATGACGCCCGCGCCGGCAAGATGTTTCGCGTCGATCGCGTAAATGGCGAGAGCCAAAATACGGATATTTCAAGAAGCTTTAAGGCTGTCTTTGACCTGGAGAACCTTGAGACTGGGTGGATTGATTTTGAGAGCGGAGCTCCGCAGTTTGCAATGGCAGTCCTTGGGTCTGGCCCAAAGCCAGAGCAGCCAGGCGACACTTTCCGCGAAGGCGTCCGCTTCATTGTTAAGCTTGGCAAGGATTGCGGCGGAGACATTAGAGAGTTTGCGTCAACCGCTAAGGCGTTTATGCGCGGCCTTGACCAGCTGCATGACGAATACAAGTCTCAGTCTTCCGCCAATGCAGGCAAATTGCCAATTGTATCACTTGAGGATACAGTAGCAATCACTTCGGGTGAAGGGGCCCGTAAGTCGACGAACTACGCGCCAAAGTTCAAGATCACGGGTTGGGTTTCTCGTCCTGATGATCTTGTCCACAAGGAGCGTAGCTCGTCGGCTAAAGTATCAACAACGCCGCCATCAACTGGCTCTACTAAAGTTTCGGCTCCCGCGGGTGGGGATGATGACTTTGGTTGATAAGAAAGATTAGGTGGATTGTTTCCATCTAATAAAGGGGTGTGGTGTTACAATGCAAAGCCGCATCACACCCCGGCTTAATAGGGAATTGATATGCGATTTTTAATAACGATGAACATGCCGTCTTACACAGATAACCTTGTTCACCAAATGCATGTCGAACACAAATCATCAAACAGTCTTGAGGATTTTGTTCGCGCTCTTAACGAGAATGATTACGTAGTCGTTGAAGAGTTTTATAAAGATCGCTATTCAGCAAACTATATTAGTCGTGGCAATGTCGCGATTAATCATCGCTACGTGGGCAAGGTTAAAGTTTTTACCAATCAATATGTGTGAGAAATAGGAGATAGATATGCATCACAAGGAAGCATTACTCACTGCCGCAAAAATCGTTGACGACAGATCAAAGCAATACGGATCACCTGACGCATGCTTTGAAATCATTGCGCGCATTGCAACGGCGACAATGGGTGAGGAATACACGCCTTACGATATTGCAATGATCTTGCATTGCGTGAAGCTTGGTCGCATGCAGGAGAAGCGTGCGTATGAAGATAATTACGTTGACGCCATGAACTATTTAGCGTTTGCTGGCCAGTTTGCTGCCGGCCACGTCGCGTCAGAAATAGGCATGAAGGGTGTTGGGCTTCCGGGCAATACGCTTTCTTTTACGAAGAAAACTAAAAACGTCCCGGTAGACTTGGACGCTTTGTCCGATGAAATACTTGGCCCCGCTGAGTAATAACAATGGCCGCACACGTTGCGGCCTTTTTCACTATAGGAGACATTATGATTGACGATCCATATGCTGAAGGATTTTCTGCAGGCACTAAAACAGAATGGTCTAAATGCGTCCAGGTTTGTGAAGCCTGGCAATCACAGACCTACATACAGTCTCACTATGGTAATTATGGTGAGTATGACCTGAAGGTCATTTTAAAAGTAGTTGGTCTTATCAAACAGGATATTGAGAAGACTATACAATGATGGAGGATGCATGCGCTCATTACTTCTGCGAGCTGACAAAATAGCGTTCACTTTGGTAATATCGACATTAATTGTATTACCAGTAATTGGGTGCAGTGTAGACACAAATGGGTATGAGTATAGATCAAATGGTGTATACCGACCAGTAAAGTGCGAACCTGCTTCGCCAATCGTGATAAAGTGTTACTCCAAATAGGAACGGAAAATGAGCTGGCCAGGTAGAGACATTGTTAAGCGTCTTAACGAATTGGCCAAGAGAGAGAGTAAGCTTTACCGCGTTATGTGCGGGCCTGTAATGATTGAGGCCGCGGAAGAAATTGTGCGGCTTCGTGAAGAAGTAAAAATATTAAGCGAAAGAATAACTCACGACGCAATTGGTTATGAAGCAGAGTGCAATAGGCTGCATGACGAAATTGCTAACGTGAATAATATTTTATTTAAGATTAGTCACTACGCCGTAGATTTTGAGGATGTTCTAGAAATTATTCGAACGGAGAAATCAAAGTGATATTTGAACCAATAGTCATAGACGATGCATTGCCAGAATTTATTTTTAATAAAATACAATCTTCAATAAATGACAGGATGAATATGCCGTGGTTTTATCTTGAAGGAACCGCATACGGAGACAAAGACCTAATTAATAACTACCTTTATCAAGGTAGTTTTATGCATTTATTTATGGCCGAGTATAATTATAATTCTCAACTTGCGCCAATACTTGAGGCGTCATTAGCGTTTATGGCAGAACGTGTCGATGTAAATTTAAAAAGAGTATTTAGGATACGCGCAGGTTTAATACCTGCCGTTAAAAAATACTTAATACACGACCCTCATGTAGACGGAAATAAAACGGCATACACTGGTCTTTTATATATAAACGACAGCGACGGCGATACTTACTTGTATAATGAGATATTAGATAAAAATTATAACGGAGCTCCTGAGGAATATTACGTAAAAGTTTTAAACAAAAAAGTAACTTTAAGGCAAAAAATAAAACCAAAGGCTAACAGGTTTGTCTGTTTTGACAGTCGCATATATCACTCAAGCAGCACACCTGTTTTGACGCAAAATAGGATTGTAATTAACTTTAATTTTGATTGAAGATAATTACTTATCTATTTTACCGCCTGGTATTGACGTTATTTCGTCTGCCGTTGGTATTGTTTTGAACGAGCGACGAACGGCCTTAAGCATCATGACCGCTTCCTTCTGCGCTTCGTCGTGCTTGATGTGATCCACCAAGGCAATAAGCTTTGTGAAGGAAATTACTCTTGCCGCGACTGCGTCTAGCGGAAATTCGTCCACGTCTGACGTGTCGATCTCTGGGATATCATCGTCGTCATACTCACTCATGACTTGCCCCTTAAAATGGACGCTTCTTACGCCCTTCCCTTATATATACTTCCCTCATCCGGGGTCCCGACGACAAGTTTCCAGCGGCGAGCAACGCCGTGATCAGGATGAACGGAAATAAGCCACTGACAAGCAGGATGACTACGCATACGGCCAGAGCGAGAGTATTCAGAAGGGCCTGATAAACACCCATTGGCAAACCCCTGTTCTAGTTCCACAGGAGTGTGGAAGTGACCAACCATCACCCAGTCTACCACAACTTGCTCAGATGCATAATCTTGTATGATACGCTGCATGCCCCTGGCGATCGTGGCAGAGGGGCCAATCATGCCCATGCCGCCCCGGCTGCCTATTCTGTCGCCATGCGTGAAGAGAAAATTCCAGCCTGCTATGTTGATTAATGCGTCGCCAGATATGGGAGCGGAGAAAGATATCCGCTTTGTTTGTCTTCCAGTAAACCAGCTCTCGACAAGCCAAGCGACCAAAGTATCATATGAGTTGACAACAAATCCTTTGGCTTCCGGTTTCTTAGTCGTTCGACCGTGATTTCCTGGGACGGAGACGACACGGATTTCACAGTCAAAGGAAGAGAGTAGAAGCTCCAGACCGGATATGAGATGCTGAGAAAGCTCACGCACAGCAGGAATGGCCAAAAGATCATTGGTTTTTGCCAGTTCTTCATGTATTTCCCCGGAGATTAAATCTCCGCAAAGTATAACGTATATGATGGCAGGAGGAGGGCCGGACCAATGAACCGTGCCCATTTTGACGACGCTTTGAAATAGCCTCTGCAAGCGCTTTCCGCATATTTCTTTGCTGTAGGAGTTCCTGCCGCCCATTTGGTCTTTGTCGATATACTCGCCCATGTGGACGTCGGATATCTGAAGAATAAGCGCCTCTTTTCTGACGCGTCCCGCAGTGTCCTTGGATGGCTTCCAGGGCTGAGGGTATAGTGGAGTAGCGGTAAGATTAAATACGCCCTCCCTGAGGGCCTCTGCGCTAATTGTAGTGCGCTCTGCGGCGGCTGCCCTGGCTTCAGCGCTGGCAAGCTTATCCTTTAAGCGGCGGACCGTTAAGTGCTCCGCAGACTTCTCCTCTCCAGAAGAAGCAGGATCCTTGTAAAGAGACCAGTCTGGCTCAAGGCCGTATTCTGTTTCGGCGATTGCCAGTCTTCGGTGAACCGTTTGCGCGTGGACGCCCATCTTCTTCGCGGCAGTCGATATCGCCGTCCGCTCGTGGCTATTTGTTGGGATGCCTTGTGGCTTGCAGCCTTCCTGCAGAAGGCTTTCTATTAATTTAATTAATTTTTTTAGGTCATCTTTTGAGGGGATTTCTCGCGCCACTGTATTGACCTTTGGTTAAGTCTTACTAATGTTTGATTTGCGCATGAGGGGACGTCACAGAATTGTCAATAACGTCAATATGTTGCGCATCATACGTTAGAAATCGATATATAGCAAGGTGATGAAATGATCGACGACGCAGCTAAAAATAAAATTATAGAAATGTGGAACGCCGGCAGTAGCGGCAGCGAAATAGCCACCGCCCTTAACTTAACCAGGAACGCAATTCTTGGATTTGTTCACCGACAAAGAAGAAGTGGCGTTTTTGTAGAGGAGAGAGCGTCTGGGCGGAATAACGAAAAAGAGAAGGCAGAAAAGAAGAAGGCAAAGATTGAAAAGAAAATAGAAGTAAAGCCAAAGATAAGAATGGAGATGCCCAGAGTAGATATAACAAGTGCCTTTGACATAAACGAATACTTTAGCAAACCAATAACAGGCGTGTCACTGCTTGATCTGAGCTATTACTCATGCCGATTTATTGTAACAACAGAAAACGACAAGCCGCCAGTATATTGCGGCGAACGTGTTGACCGCGGTTCTTACTGTAAGCCGCACGCCGATCGTTGCTATATACCCGCAAGAATTAAATTGGAAAAACTACTTGATCGCAGATAATACGCCGTGAAATACTGCGCTTAAGCACCTGACAGTAAAAATAACAATGAGCAACGCGACAAACACCCGGAGAAGCGTGTATATTTTATTCATGTCCTCCGGGTGCATTGTCTAATACCATGATATTGTGACGTAACCAGTTCCGCCGCTTCCGCCTTGATATCCATTACACCCGCCAGCTGCATAACATCCTACATAAATATTGTAGTCAGCGCCCGTCCCGCCGCCGCCGCCTGTCGTTCCTGGCGCGGCATAAAATGGGTAAGCGTTTCCAGTGTAGGGGCCACTTCCGCCAATAAGCGGATTTGCTAATGTGATGTATGAGTAACCGCCGGCATACCCTGACTCACCATTGTTTTGCCAGTATCCACAAGGACCGTGAGCGCCGCCACTGCCCGCGCTTCCTCCACCGCCTTGTGTTCCATTAATTCCGTAACCAGTCCCAGCGCCAGTCCTACCGCCGCCGCCGCCTGTCGCATATTGATACCAAACTTGACCGCCTGACCCAAAATAAGACGTTCCGCCGGTTGTTCCCACGCCACCCGCTGACGGTTGACACCCTTGGTTCCCAGAACTTCCGTAACCACCTGCGCCGCTGCCTCCCGCGCCCGCAACCTGAATAGTGATGTAATTATACGGAGGTATTGTGAAGCCGCCGCTTTGGCCGTTTGCGTATGTAACAGATCCAGACGGTATTTTTCTGGTGCTATAAAAATTTGCAAAAGATATTGGATTGCTGGAGTTTGGAAATGGATACGTAGCCGTTGCGCTACTATTTGTATAAAGCAGACCGCGATAAGCGTTAAGATTGGTGCCGTATCCAAACTCGTTGTTTATTGAGTTAGATGCAGACCCAGCAAGCGCAAGAGGCCCACTTGATGGTAATGTCATTTACTCTGCTCCAATTCTTCGACGCGAACTGATAGCTCTTTTATTGCGTTAATAAGAACGCCGATAATATTACCATACGCAACATGCATAAAACCATTATCATCGTGATGAACAACCGCAGGCAGAACGTCCAATACTTCTTGAGCAACAACACCAACACCGGGCGCTTTTGTTGACTTGTTAATGTAGCTAACGCCACGAAGCTGTTTAACAATAGAAATTGCGTCATCTATTGTGCGTATATCTTCTTTTAATCTTTGATCAGAATAGGCGGTAACATTGCCTGATGCTGTTATGTTTCCTACTGTTGAAACGCTGCCACCGCTAACAACAAGAGCATTTGCTGCGCCAGTATTGTTGACGACAAATGTAGATCCAGACGTTGAACTAGCGCCGACAATAAGATTGCCAATAAGAGTTCCGCCAGCAATTGATAGGCGGTCAGACAATGCATTAAGAACATTTCCGACTGCTGCAGATGACCCAGTGTCATAAACAATAGTTGCATAACCGCGTGTTACGACAACGCCTGACCCTGACGTTGTCTTAAATGTAACCGTGTTATTTGTTCCTGAAACACTGTCACTTGTTCCGTTAATGACAATCCAAAATCCGCCAATATTATCTGGAAGCTTTACATTGACGTTACCAGGAGATGAGCTTGTTCCGATAGTTCCAGTAATAGAAACAATTAAATTTTGCGCCTCTGATGTGCTCATTGTATAATCTGTCAAGCCGCTAAGATATATAGGGGCAGTAGACCCAAGAGCCTTATCAATATAACCAAAATTATCGTTTAGCGGGACGTTCCATGACTGAGAATTAAGCGTCGGCTGATTAAGATTTTTATTTGTAGTGGTCATATTGCATTCCTCAGATGTGTCTGTTTGCTACTTCTAAAGCCTTAACGACGTGCTCGTCAGGCGCGTTTAATATCTGCTTCGTGCCGTCGTTTATGCGCTTTCTAGACCGGTCGACTGCTTTCATTAGCATGTCCGCCGTCATTTCTCCGGGAATACGTCCGCCAGCTTTTCTCTGTAAGCGAGGGGGCTGACCGGCTTGCTCAATAGCGGCTGGATAGCCAACCTGCGGAATTGTCTTGCCTGTCTCTTCTGCCACCTTAGCAATTGCGCCAGACAAAGAAGAGAACGCCTCAGGTGACGGCTTGCGCATTAGCTGAGCCATTAGCTTAGGGTCATGCATCGCCTCTTGCAGAAGCTTCATTGCGGCGTCTTTTGTCGTCCCATACAGGAATGAGTTCATGCCAGAAACAATTGGCGCGGTAAGACCTTTGCCGACGCCCAGAAACCGAGCCGCGGCAGCGCCAAATGGCGCACCGCTTGCCGCGGTAGACACGCCCTCAGCTATGTGACCAAGAAGAGCCGCGGCGGCCACGTCAGGTATTGCGCCAGTAGCCCTGCCGTAAAGGATCGACATAATGTTGTTGTTTGCAAGCTTGTCTAACGTCTTCGTGCTTGTCAGATTGCCATGAGGAAGCTGAGACACAACCTTTGACGAACGATGCAAGGCGTCAATGTAATTTTGTAGGTCATGATCGCCCGCGGCAATGTCCTTTATCTTGTCTTTATTTCTGTCGAGAAAGTTAGACAAGCGCTTTGGATTATTACTGTCTGCCTCGCGCTGGAATGCTTCAGTCAATTGACGCTTTTGCGCTGCCTCGACACTTTCTCCCGCACGTTGCGCAATATTCTCCACTCTTCCCCGCAACCCAGGAATTTCGTCAATCACTGACGCCATTTTAGGATCAGAAATAAATTTCTGAACGTCTTTTGGCGTCACATTAAAGTTCGTTCCGTTCTTCGTGAGCTTGCCAATAACCCAATTAGTTGTGGGCTCGTCAATGTTAACGCCAGGGAGCTCGCGGACCATACGCAAGTTTTGCGCGGCATTTGGTCCTGAAAACATTTTATCAAAAACAGCTTCACCCGCGATACGCTCGCCGCCGCCTTGCATATCAGCCACAAGCTCAGACAGGAACTTTGGGCCAAATGTGTCGTGGTAATCTTTTGTCGCGGCGCGAGCCGTGTTCCACGCATTACGCTGAGCACCTGTCTTGTCACCAAAGAGAATATTCTTCTCGTTGTTGAGCATTTCAGCAAGCTTTGCCGCCACTTCGTTATTCGCGTGTTGCGTAAAATAATCACCCTTCTCGCCAGCACTGCGCGCCGCAGAAAGTATTTGCGAGCGAAGATCCTGGAAGTGTAAGAGAGGAATGTTTTTGCCTTCAGTCTGGCTAAGAGCCTCAACGACAGACATGGCGTCAGCGTCGAGAGCCTTACGCTTTGATGGCGACATTGAATTGATGAAGTCGGCGAGCTCATTCATCGTTTTTGTTTTGTAGATCGCGGCAGACTGAAGTCCGGGATGCGCCCACGCGGTCTTCTCTGCTTCTGCTTTTTGCTTCTCCAGGGCAGACACAACATTCTTAACTTGTATTGCCGCGTCGCCTTGTGGGTTTAAGGACGGAGGAAGGCCGGCGGCGGTCTCCATGTCGACTGGCTTAATGTGTGTGCCGACTTCACCAGGAACGCGAGGAGCCGCGGCAGTTGTCGCCTCAAGCGAGCGAGCCTCTTGCGCCTTGCGTCGCGCAATATCCTCCTCGCCTTCCTTGCGGCCCATGCCTTCTAGTCTGGTCTCAAGCGCCTTTGCCTCACCACCGCCAAGGACTTGCGCAGTTGTTGGCTGCACTTCTTCGACGTAACGACCTGGCTGGCCTTGTAGCGTTAACTCAGTCTCTAGGCGCGACGCCGCCTTTTCAGGCTCAGCAAAAGCTTCGCGTGCAACCTGTCCCGCAATTTTACTAGCGCGCTCCGCAACAGCCGGCGCAGCCCGTGCTTCAAGAAGTTTAGAAATTCCTGCCGCGCCTGCAGCGCCAGGAAGCGTGCCAAGAAGGCGGGCAGGCATCTCATACTTTGTGCCGCGCGTCAGTTCGCCTGCAATGCCAGAGCCAAGGCCGCCCAATGCGCCTGCGGCCAGTCTGGTGCCAATGCCGCCAGGTCCCGCCAAAGAGCCGCCAGTAAGCTCGCCTGTTGCTTCTGCGACACGTCCCGGAAGTGTTTGCGGGTGATACTCAGGCATGCCGGCGCGAATTGCTGCTTGCTGCATGCCGTGAGCTGTCGGGACGGGAAGGCCGCCGATCGTTGTCACTTCACCGGCGAGCTCGCGCTCAGACGGTTTGTAGAACTCCTGGCCAAGTTTTTTGCCCGCTTCCATAAAACCAGCCGCGGTTTTTCCTGGTGGCAGCATGCCAAGAGCTTCAGCGCCCTCAGATAGTTTGCGCGTGCCATACTCGCCGGCAATATCATACAGCTGAGCCAAAGACCCAGGCATGCCGGGGATGCCGACTGCGCCTTTTGCTGCCCCAGACACAAACCCTTTACCGATATCTTCACCAAACCCTGGGGGTGTTGGCTTGCGCGCTGATGGCGGGTTGAACTTAAATTCAGGCGTAGAGGTCGCGCTTCTTTCTGCCTCAACAAATGCGGGGGTTGGCGCTTCCTTTCTCCGCAAGCTTGGCGGGGAAAAGACGAAATCCTTCTTCTCTTCCTCTGCCATTACTTTTCTCCAAGGAGGATCGCCGCGACGCCTTTACCATACATTTTATCAATTTCGCCTTTACTGGATTTTACTTGGTCTTTTGTTAAAGACTTCAAGTAACCCATGTCGTCCTTGTCGATTGCTTCAAGGATGGCGCGATTAACATATCTCTCTGGAGTATTAAATTTTCTGAATGTTGTATCCGCTCCGGCAAGTGTGCCAAAGCGCGCCGCATAATCTTCCATAAACGCTAAGCGGTCTTGCTGATACTTTGCAGCCTCACGTAAGCCCGCGCTAATACGCTTATAAGCAATCGGGCTGTTTTCCATACCAGGATTTGCTCTTACTGCGCTTTGAACAATAAAGCCTGGCTCGTGCCCAAGAGACTTGGCAACATCAAAACCAAGACGCGTGGTGTCTTTTGACAAGGCTTCTGCCGCGGCAACATTGTTTGGATCAAACAAAGGTTGGCCGCCAAGCATTGTCGTTATTTCGTTTGCAGTCTTAGCAAGGTCTGTTCTTGCTTGAGACGCGGGCCCTGGCTCTAAGAAGTTTGCCTCCTTAGGCAGTTGATCAAATTGATGGTCCATTTCGTCAAGACGAAATAGCTGATCAAATGCTGCCTTCGATGTTGTGCGAAGTCCTTCTACTTCTTTCTTAGCCGCTTCTTGCTGCTTAGGAAGATCTCCGCTCATTGCAATGTTAAGAGCGCCAGGGATCTTTGTATCTTTTGGCGCGGCAAGCGTCGGCTGCCAGTCAATGGCGTCACCCACTTTACGCTCTTTGCCTTGAACCTTTTCTTGAAGAGACTTCTTGCCAATATCTTCAATTCTTTCACCACCGCCGCGTGTTGGTATTTTATTAACGTCGACGTTTTTCGTTGGATTACCCTCAGCGTCAGAAATCTGAACAGGCGTCTTGTATGGCTGCGTCTTGTCGTAGACCATCCAGCCAACATTTGGTGCCCACTGCTTCTCGTAAAGACCGGCAAGTTTTTCTTTCGTCTCTGCCGCCGCGCGTGCCGCGAGGTTCTCGCGCTCTTTAGTTTCAGCGGCGAGCTTTGGAACTTCAGCCTTGAGCTTCTCAATCTCTGGGATCTGCTTGCCGACATCCATGTAAGACTTAGCGCCAGCGCCAAGACCCGCACCCGCGCCTCTTAGCATTGCGCCACCAAGGCTTGTGGTCGGAGACGAAACCATCCCCTCAAGTGCAGCGCCAAGACCTGAAAGCAACGGCACCACTGTTTGACGGTTAAGGCCAAATCCTTCTTCAGATGGCTTAACACCTCCTGAAAGATTTACTGTCGATCCTTCTTCAGGAAGATTTGCCTGAGCGTAATAGCTTCTTGCATTTGGCGGTAAGTTAGAAAGGGCGTCTCCGACACCGCCGCGTAGCGTTTCATTTCTATTTGCCCAAGCTTTTGCGTATTTTCCGTATTTTTCAGGATCGCTAGCAACTAGATTATTAAGAAACGCCTCGCGCGCCGCCATGAACTTTTCAGGATCATTTCCTGATTGCTTCAGGAATTGACGCGCACGTCCAGGCCCCGCCATGACTGCAGTGTCGTAAGCCATGCCGCGAACTCCTTCAGGGAGTTGGTCAGCATTAATGCCTTGCCAGTATTCCTTGCGGTAGATGTCTTTGGCCTGGTCGCGCGTAAGGTTTTTAACGTCAATGCCCGGATGCGCGGCTTGATTGATGCCATACATAGACGGCGTTCTGTTTGTGTCGCTTGGGTTCAGTCCGCCCTCAAACTTAAAGGTCTGCTCTACATTTCGCTCGAAGTCGTCTGACGGCTTAACAAAGCCTTCGCCTTCATACCCACGACGGTTGACTACACCGCCATCGTAATAGCCGACACGACCGCCGTCTTTTGCGAAAAAAGCAGCAGCAGGACCCAAGAAAGACCCGATTGATCCAAGGCCGCTCATAATAGAAGAGCCAAGCTCACTAAGACCCCCAAGAAAACCTGTATTAGCTGCAGCTCCAGCACCTTCGGCGGCCTTACCAAAAGTCGGAACGATCATGTCGCCTGCAGCGCCAACAGTGCCCCTCATCCCTGCGTCAGCAGCAGTTGAAGCGCCACCTGCTTTACTGAACAAGCTTCCAAGACCTATGTCTTTACCAAGGTCAACCGCCTGATTGGCAAGCCCCAGCAACCCAGACAAAGACGTCCCTTGCTTAGCGCCGCTCCCACCACCAAGGCCGCCTGGCGTTAACCCATGAGACCCTTGGATCTGTCCGGTAGGCATCGTTTGAGCCTTCTCAGCCTTGTCCATTTCCTCATACATTTTGGCTTGTTCTTGGGCTAACGCGGCAGGATCCGTGTCTACGGCACCAGTGAGATTGTATCCCTTACGACCAACAACTCCGCCGCGGTAATAATCTTTACCTGGCGTTAGATCGATTACAGCGCCGCCCATACGCTCCTTGCCTTTGGCGCGACCGCCACGAGCCAGGAACATGCCAAATGGATTTTGAGCTTGAGCTTGATACGTCTGTTGACCAGTGAGAGGGCCAAGTCCGCCGGCAAGTCCGCCAAAGAACTGCGCCTGCATGTATGGGAACATTTGCTGCTGCTGAAACTGATTGTATAGGGCGTTGATGCCAGCTTGCTGCGTTTGCTGGCCAAGAGTGCCTGCCCCCAATTGTGCTTGAGCTTGACCAAGCGCCGCCTGCTGCGCGGCAGTGCCAAGATTGCCCAACTGCTGTGCGCCTTGAAGACCGTATTGCTGCTGGTTCTGAGCCGCCTGAAGCGCCTGTCCGTATCCAGTTTGATACAGCGGGCTTAGTGCTTGACCAAGTCCAAGGTTCTGCTGACCCATAAGCGTCGCACGCTGAAGACCTGCGCGTTCTCCGCCAAAAGCGCCGCCTCTAATGGCGTCTGCCTGTTGCTGAGCTAACTGCTGACCTTGCTGCTGTTGAACTGCCTGCTGAACCGGGCTAACAACCTGGTTCATGTAAGGGTTCATGTAGTTCCCAACTGTATTGTAGGCAGGGTTCAAGGCGTTCATTGTCGCGCCAGTGGCCATATTGTAATACGGCTGCGCCATGCCTTGCGTATTTGTAATATTTTGAATAGCGCCGGTCTGGGTAGGATTTAACTGTGCGACAAATTGCTCTGGTGTAGTGCCAAATTGCTGGTAGGGCTGAGCAACATCATTTTGCGCCATGCCCATTGCCTGATTATACCAGCCAAGAGCCTGAGGAGACGCCTGTGTCGTTGCTTGTTGTGCGGGAGCCAATCCACCCCAGCCAAGGGCACCTGTCCCTCCGCCGCTTTGTGATCCTTTCCCGCACATGCACTCTCTCCGTTATTGCCTGACTTCGACAGCTGGCTCTTGCCAGCCACCAGTTTTTACGCCGTATAGGAAGAAAGCACCGGCAGGAGCGCCAAACACTCTCTCATAAAGCTTGACCTTGCTTTCGGTTCTGTGGGTAGATAATACACCAATAATGAGCGGCATACCAAGTTCGTCTGCCACTTGCTTGCTGAACTCGCAAAGTTTTCTCGCCCGGCCACCGCTTGCGCCCCTATGCTTTGGGTGAACAAATACGGTTTTTTCCTCAATTATTGGCGCGTCAGAATACCACATTGTTCCTACGCGTAACAAAACGAAGCCTTCGACCATCTCGCCAGGGGTTCCGATGACACCAACCAGGCCGTGGTCCTGGTGCAAAGACATCCAAATATCCCACAAAATCTTATCGACATTTGGCTTAAAAATTCCGTTTTCCTTGCACACCATAAGCGCCAATTCCATGACGCCGTCGACATCTTGCGGCACGCCAACTCTTATCTTTACCTCTTCTATAGGTTTTCGCGGCATCGTTCCCCCTTAGTCGCGTTTTGGCCCTGGAAGTTTTTTCAGTGTCTGAACAGTTTTTGCGCGGTAGTCTGTAACGAAGTCATCAAGTGTGTGGTGGCCTCTATCAATATCCCCACCGCCAATACGAGAGACATTAAAAGGCGTAATAACATACTCGCCCCCTGCCACGATAACTTCTACTGGCGGCTCTTCGCCAACATGCTGCATCCCAAACACATCATTGGCGATACGAAATCCCGCCATTGTGTTCCCCTCGCCCATTGCAGAGATAATGTCCGCAGGAATAACGTAAGACCCAGAGTGAACATTTACTGGCAAATGATCCGTGCGGCCTGCAACCGGGCTGTGTATGGGGCCGACGTGAATTTTGTTTGATATTTCTCCGCCCATAGCGCGCTTTTGTCGTGCTTGATTAAAAGCAGCGGCAACTGCCTGTTTCTGAGGGTGCCCAGCGCGGACCATTTCAGATATATTGCTAGATATTGTTTCCTGAGATTTTCCGTGCTTGAGCGGCATGACTTACCTCAGTCCAGTGAGTAGTTAACAGCAACAGTTTGACCAGTGCCGATAGATACATAAATTCCATTAGAAAATTGAGAACCAACTTGTAGCGTTCCAATAGTCGTGGAAGATGCCGCAATTTTATTTGCAGTGCTGACATTGAAAACCGTTCCGGGAACAGTTTGAGACCCAGTAACGCTTGGGAGCGCATATGTTATTTGATTGCTGGTTGGTGTGCCGGTAACTGTAAAAAGACCGTTATATCCAGAAGGAACAACGCCAGCAACATACACGCTGTCGCCAACGCTAAATAAGCTTGCCCCATTATACGTTATTGTCGCAACGCCACCAGCGCCGCCGGTTCCTGCCGTTGCAGTCGTGGCGTAGGTAATATAATTAAAAAATGTGCTGCTTGCCGTTCCGGCAACAACTGTATTTACGCTAACAAGGCGTCCAGGTTTATTCGTTATAACGCCAGATGTTGAGTAGCCGAGAGATGTATATTGACCATTTAGATATCCATACAATTTATCAATTGCCTGCATTGTCTGATTAAGATTATTAATCGCAACGACGCCGTTTTTTTGTGTTGTGAGGATATCGTCAAGCGTAGCCATTAGAACTTTCCGTCTTGTTCAACGCGATAACGTATACCACCAATACGCCAGAAAGTTCCTACTTCAGTTGGCGAGCTCTGCAAATTAATTGCCATCAACCTGCCGCGGAAGCGTGGAGTTATGTATTGCGTCGTGTTTGTCAGCGTATACGGTCCATATACGCGAGGGGTGTCTGTAGGATAATCGGCGACATAGAAAGTCATGAGAACGTGAGCGGTTTGATCGCCGCCGTAGTATCCCCATTTCATGTCCGGCCACACCTGGTCTACAAATACTTTCATCTCGCCTTCTTGCATGGCGAAATAGCCAGTCTGGAAGGTTGACGCCATTGGAAGGCCATCAGCATCAGGAGATGTTTCGTGCTGATAAACATAATTGCTTCCTGATGATATGCCGGCACCTATTGGTGCGCCAAGGACGCTTTCATTAATCCAGGCAGTTCTTGTCAGCGTCCCAAAATCCCATTGGTCAAGATAGACGTTATATTTTACATACTTTGTTATCTCGCCGTTACTATTTGTTGTTGGGTAATACCACGCAATCTCTCCAAATCTCGAATTAGCGGCGGCTCGTATTTTGTATAAATAGTTGCGGTCAAGATCCTGAAAAATAACGTCCCAAACCGGACATTTAATTATCTCAACACCGGACCCAGACAATTTAAAAAATTGGCTTTGACCCATCCAGTAAACAACACCATTCATTGACGCCGCGCCTTTGCGTGCAATCATGCCGCAGCCCGTGCCAATCTCGTTAAATTGATATACATACGGAGGCCCAACGTATTGCATCGCCCAAAGAGCTATGTCAGTCCATAGCAATCCTTGCTGCGGGCCCTGAATAGCTCCGACTATTTTAGAGCCTCTTGGAATGCGATAAGATCCAGCCTGGTTGGTTATTGACGAAATCCACTGCGTGTAATCATTAACATCGCTCCAGCGGACAAGTAGGGGATCTTGAATGCCGCTATACGTAGACCCCCACGCGACAACTTGCCTTTGAGGCATCGCGACAAACATTCCATCGTTTACCGTTGGAGCTCCAGAAATAACAGAGGCAACAACCGCCCCAGTTCCGGGGGCCCAAGTATATATTTCACCATTTATTGGGCATGCCATAAATATGGACCCCCAATTATCCAAGGTCCAATCAATTGTTGTAATTGGAGTTCCCTGAACTGTGGCGGGCGGAATAACGCCAGTCCCGTAACCGCCGGCCCCATATCCGCCAATGCCGTATCCCACGCCAAGAGGAAGAGGAGCAGGTGTTCTATAAAATTCGTATTTAGCCTCGCCGCCATTCATTCTGGCTACAAGACTGAATACCGTTCCGTCTGCGGTATATGCCCCAGGGTTTACGGCGACCGCGTAAGCCACATACCCGCGAATAAGGCCAATTGATACGAATGTTCCAGGGTTGCTTGCTAGGGCATAAGAAACAGTCGTGTCTGTTTTTGCTGTTACAGTATAAGTTCCATTGTATCCGCTAGGGGACACGCTCGCGACGTATATTGTTTCGCCAACCTGAAATGTTCTGTCGCCACTAAACGTAAGCGTTGCCGTCCCTGAACTCCAAACAGCGTTTGTAACAAGAACCTGATCAGCCGCATCAACAACAGTAGATCCTGTAGACGCTGTATTATAGCCAGAGGGAGACACGCCGGAAACAACGACGGTGTCTCCAAGATTAAATACATAATCACCGCTATAGACAACTCTTGCGACGCCTCCTGACCAGGTGGCAGTAATAGTTGGCGCGGTTGACGCGGTGTATCCGGCAATAATAGTAAATTGAGACGTCGATACTACAGAGGCTACATTGTAGTTGCCGTATATTGTAACACCGCCGGCTATTGTTGAAACAACTGCCGGAAACGTGTCCCCGACAAGATACCCGTGATTTGCAAGCGTAACAATAATTTGAGACTGTGTGTTCGTCAGTGTGTATGTCGGAACAGCGCCACCGCCAGGAGATACAACAGTCGACGTGGCGGGAAGAGGAGAGCCTGTTGCGTCTATTGACGTAATTCTAAACTGATCTCCACTTAAAAATGTGCAATTATATGTTCCAAATAAAACTAACCCGTCTACCGCTATTTGTGTTTTTATGTAAACCGTATCATAGTTTGTAACATTTGACCCGTAAGCATTGACGTCTACAGAACTATCTCCGGCCCGCGTTATGATCCCATTTTGTGATGAATACGAAAGAGTTCCAACAACTGTGGCATTTCCTGTCCCTGACGTAATATTGAAGCAAAAACTACTTCTTGTGGGGGCAGGTGTCGCAAGGATTGTTTGAGTTCCGTTATAGGCACCAGGCGTAAACCCACTTAATGTAACGGTCTCTCCAGTGTGAAAAATATAATCTCCGTCAAACACAATTGTTGCAATACCTGAACTTTCAGATGCAGAAATTACTGGTATCACGATGGGAGACGCGGTCGGGAGTAAGTAATTAAAAGTATCCGTCCGCGGCGTTATAACAGCACGAGATCCATTATATATAACAGACAGCCCATTACCGTCGACACCCGTTCCTTCTTGGCCAAGACCAAGATACGTATTAGCGTTTGTGTCTTCCCATGCCCATAATGCGCGAACAATTGAGCCAACTGTATTGCTAAAATATTTTGTCCAGCCGCCAAGCTTTTGTATAAGAGCTATCTGACCCTGTTTATCAGGAACAAACCGGACAAGGTTTGTCGTAGATATTGCCGCCTCATTGAGGGTTGGTGTCCTGTTTTGGTCAACGCCAGGTATAAGTTTGAGTGTTTGATGCGGCATTTATTATCCCCGCGTAGGCGTGGCAGACGTGGATGCCCCTTGCGAGCTCCACGCCGCTGCCTCGAACTTTTTGCGGTTCTCTTCGCTGAGAGCGCTTTTCAGGAGTGCCTGGTATTGCGTCTCGTATGTGATAGGCATTTGAGGGTCGTTGCCCATAGCACTTGAGAAATTACGCTGGTAAGCAGAAATGTAGATCATGCTTGCCATAATAAAAAGATCAGGCAGATACAGGCTAATGAATGTGTTCGTCGTTGTGTATGCCGCATTTGGATAGCTTGGATAATTAGGATCACCAGACACACCAGGGCCAAGACTTTGCGGTCGATAAGTTCCAACGAACTCTACTGTGTAGGCACTGTCTGGGTATGGCCCGACAAGGAACGTGTAGTCGTCAAATGGGCACCAATACTTTGGCTGACCAGTTGCTGTCGAGTTACCGTAGACGGCGTCAAGAAATTCTTTTGTCGTCGGCAGAAGAGGGACGCGCGTCCCAAGATCTGGGTTTGTTTGTCCGGCAGGCGTGATGAGATTTATTTGCTCTGGGACGACAAACGGTCCAGGCGTCATTGTCGGAGAAATTAATATATTTAGCTGCCGACTTCCGGTCGTTAATGAGTAAGAAGTAGTGGACAGAGACGTGAAGAGAAAGTCTAGATCGCGATATATGCGGTTTTCCGCATATGTGATCATTTGGGGCAGGATCGTAACGAAAGCATCGTCCAGGGGGTCGACAACCGCCAT